TTCAACCCTACTTAACCGTTTCAGATAGATTAGAACGTGGATATCAAATGCATATCAAAGACGATACATTTGACCAAGATTCTTATTGGTCAGAATGGTTACAAATAATTTCAAAAAAAACAGAGGAAAAAAAGGACGAACACGTAAGTATATCGTTTTATAACAACATCGAAGAAAAGTTGGAATATGAAAAAGATTATTACGATATCGAATGTGGATTGCGACCCTATTATATAATAGCAAACACTATTTAATAAAGTCACTAAGGATTGAATATAATATGATTGCGATCATTATGTAAAACCAATAGTCTATACAATACCCTATAAAATTCACAACATTACTTGGTTCCATTTTTTTCAACCCATTTTTAAAAAAATAATACAATAACCAGAGTAAAAAGAGAGAAATAAAAAAACTACTAAAAGGTCCCTGTTCAAATGAAAATTTTGTTGTTAAATTAGCACGATAACTATCGAATGTATGTTTTACACTACTAGCACTTTTTGATACTTGTCCTACGACCGTTTTTGATTTATCCATTTATATTATATTTCTATAAAATGTGTAGGTGATTTAATCATCCAGAATACTTGCTCTTTATCACCTATTTTTTCATGAAAATATAATGTTGATGATTTTTCATATATATCTGTATTTTCTTCTTCATCTTCTTCTTTTTCATCTTCTTCTTCTTCCTCCTTTTTATTAATGCTACTCATTAATGATGGTATTACATTTCCAAGACTATACTGTTCTGATTTATTACTATCATTCATGGACGGTTCTACAAATGTATATGTAGATTCTATTATAAATACAGCAAATCGTTTAAAATTTCTAATATCCGTGTTTGGTAACGAATCATTCACAAACAATATTACATTGTCTCCAAATATGGGATGTGTAATTGTCTGATCAATTAGAGATATAAATTCATCCGAATCTTCTTCTTCTATCGCATATTCCCCGTTTGTATCCGAATAACATTTAAATAAAATATGAGGTGTAGGCACTATCATATCTTTATCATCTCGGATAGAAATAAGAGATGGGTTTTCAATAAATAACTCAGTTACCATTTTACCAATCGGCTTGTCCAAGATTACCCGTGTATTTAATATTTCAAATATACCCGTTTTTACCATTGATGGTTTTAATGTGAAATGTTCAACATCAAACAATACATAAATTGTATTTTCCGAATATTTACTCTTAACAAAACCCTTATAATAATGGTCTAAATCGTCCTCCCTTTCTGGGTCAGGCACGGCATGATTAAATAATACTTTTGTACATTCATTTTGAAAATATATCTCTTTCGATGTATGTTCGCCTTCAGAACTAATTATATTTCTAGCACATTGGAATTCAAAACTGGGAAATTTATATTCTCCTTCCTCTTCAATTAAGAGATATTGTAAAAATGGATAGAGTGCTAAGCGATTCATTGTATATGGACATATACGAACCGTATATTTCGTCAAAAGTTCATTTTCTTTATCACAAAGATCAAAAATAGAACTTAATTCCTTGTCTGAATCTAAATAGAAATATTCATTACCGGATTCGTTTTTTTCTAAACTTCTTATTGAATCGTCACTATCAATACTAATAGCATCAATATCAATATCATAATCTGTTTCTTTTATTTTTATTAAGTCTGATTTCTCATTAAAAAAATCGGTTGTTATCTTTTGTAGTAAATATTGCGATTGAATATAATGTTCCGACATCTATCTATAAATAATAGATAGTTTTTTTAAACTCAATAAACTATTAAAACGAACTACACACGTCTTATCAATCTGAATATTCATGTAATTGATAAGACACAAATGGCGAAAACATACCTACAAGAAAAATCACAATATGGATATTCACTCCATAAAGGTGGTCTTATGGACGATTGGGATTTCGACATTTAACATTATTGCATGGGTGAAGTATACATAATTAAATCAACTAAACGGTTACTATATCCCCATTCATTATCATACCAAGATACCAATTTTACAAAACTATCATTTAATGCTATTCCCGCTTTTACGTCAAAAATACTACTCCTCGAATCGCCTTCAAAATCTTTACTCACTAAATCTTCATCCGTCCATCCAAGAATCCCCTTCATTTCATTTTCGGACGCCGCCTTTACGACATTTACTATATTTTCGTATGTTGTTGGGGTTTTCAATCTTACAGTTAAATCTACAACAGAAACATCTATTGTGGGAACACGAAACGCCATACCTGTTAGTTTACCCTCTAATTCGGGAATCACTTTACCAACCGCTTTCGCCGCACCCGTTGATGATGGGATGATGTTTACTCCCGCACTGCGCCCACCTCTCCAATCTTTCGCAGATGGACCATCTACTGTGCGTTGAGTAGCCGTAGTTGCATGAATAGTAGTCATCAAACCTTCTTCAATACCAAATTCATTATGTATTACTTTCACTAAAGGAGCCAAACAGTTTGTTGTACACGATGCGTTTGATATAATCGTTTCACCATTGTATTTATCATTGTTTACACCCATTACAAACATAGGAGCGTCCTTTGAAGGGGCGGAAATAACTACCTTTTTCGCACCACCCAATATATGCTCATTCGCTCCTTCTAATGTGGTGAATATACCAGTCGATTCTACCACATAATCTACCTTGTGTTTATTCCAAGGTAATTCACGTGGATTTTTGTTTGATAACCTATGCACTTTACAATTATTAACGAGTAATGTGTCGGATTCTGAATCAAATCCTATATCATAATCCGCTTTTCCATGAACACTATCATATTTTAATTGATACGCCATATATTCCAAATCAGAAAAGGGTTCATTTATAGCAACTACTTGAATATTTTCTCCGCGTAAACGCCTGTCTTCAATACATCTAAATACCAGTCTACCGATTCTACCAAATCCGTTGATACCTACGTTAATCATTATATATTATAAGGATTAATTATTTATGTCCATAAAATTGAACATAGGTTCGTTCTAGAGTTTTATTTCGTAACAACAGCACAATGGTTAATTGTAGGTATTGTAAAAATGAAGGACATAATATAACATCTTGTAATGAATATAAAATACAAATTTCTACATATATTCTTGGTAATGACGACAACTTACGAATCGGGAGGGAGGGATGGAGGTATTGGAACGGGGAGTATGAATACTATCCGGTGCCTTATGTGAATATTGAGAAACTCGCTCACGTGAGATTGATTAAGGAAACCGATTTCCCATTTATGATTTGGAAATATAAATTAGGCCACCGCCAGGTCACCAAGGAGATCCGATACGAAAATAATAGTTTCTTACTCGGCGATCTTGCGGCAGATGATGAGACCTCTGAAAATAGGTGGAACGTTCATGTAGCAGCAAACACCCATTTAATTAGGGAATATAAAAACGATTATAAAACAAGAATGGATTATTATAACAACACATTTAATGGTACAATCGTCCGACCACGCACGCATGGCTGGGGTAAAAACATTATAAAAGACATATTTACTAAAGTTGATTATAATGAATATATAATAGAGATGTTAGCCAAGGTGAATAGAGATATGGAGAGGCAGGATATAGAGAGGGAGGAGAGAGATAGAGAAAGAGATGCTCGGGACCGCGCTTGGCGACAACTCGTTGCTCTCCACGGCATAGATCATATTCGACAAAATCCACAGCTTGTACAACATTTGGACCAGGACGGTCTAAACCCAGCTCACGTTCCCCGGGCTTTCGACCCTGAACCTGTTCCTGACCCACTTCCCAATATTAGAGAAACTGCGGTTGAATCAGACGATTGTCCGATTTGTTTAGATACATTTGGTGAAGTTGGTAAAACTATATTACGATGCGGTCATCAAATATGCACATCTTGTTTATTCAGACAAACAAGAAATGGTGTTGGTCAATGGCTGTGTCCCGTATGTAGAGCACCCTATGTTTAAGGCCAATTATGCTGCACTAAAAATTCGTGTGATACAATATCATTCATTATATCGTGTTTTATATGAATCTTCTCTTTCAACTGTTCCTCCTTTACTGTTGTGAGAAGAATCAACAAATCTGATATCGTATCTAATTCTGAACGATTATGTTGAATAATTAGCAACGCCATTTTCAAAGCGGTTTTAACCAACATTTCAATTTCACCATCAATGCGTTGTTTCGTATTATCAGACATTTTATCATCATACCCTTCACTATTATCATATATACCAATATTCTCACCCAAACCATATTTGGTAATAAACCCTCGAGCTAATTGATTTGCCTGCTTTAAATCATTCGACGCACCCGTAGTAATATCCAAATCGAGATGTTCATCAAAAATAACAGTATCGTCGTAATTATACTGTTTTTTGTCCTTTTCTTGATACAAAACCATTTCTGCCGCCCTGCCTCCTAATGAAATAATCAGATTCGCTAACATATATCGTTTTGTGGGGAATTGAACGAATTCTTCTTTGGGAGTGAATAATGTATATCCACCCGCACCCGTATTATTCGCATTTATAGTTACACGACGCACATCAAATATATGATTGAAAAATAGCGCCGCAATTGTATGACCCGCTTCATGGTATGCTACCATCTTAATATTTTCCGTTGGACGATTATCCTCTCGTTTAGGTAATCCGATGGTGTTTTTCTCAAAAGCATCAATGAAACATTTCTCGTTTATTTGAGATATATTATATCGCACCGATAAAATAGCCGCTTCATTCGCCAAAGTTGCTAATTCTGCTCCTGAAAATCCAGTAGTTAATTCATATATACCTTCCAAATTACATTTATTCTCTACTAATTTATTTTTAAGATGAACTTCCAATATCTGTTTACGACCCTTTTTATCAGGTAATCCCACAGTCACTTTTCTATCAAAACGTCCTTTTCTTACCAACGCACGATCCAGAACCTCGGCACGATTGGTTGCCGCCAATACAATTATACCATCTCTTGTTTTAAATCCATCCATTAGTGTTAATAACTGATTTAGTGTTTGGTCTCGCTCGTCATTTCTACTATTTGAACGTGAACCACCTATCGCATCTATTTCATCTATAAATATTATACAAGGTTTTTTCTTTTTAGCCGAGTCAAACAGTTTTCGCACTCGTTTTGCTCCGACTCCTACATATTTCTCAATAAATTCCGAACCATTCGCACATATAAAATTAACATCTGCTTCATTAGCAGTCGCACGTGCGAGCATCGTTTTTCCTGTTCCTGGTGGACCTTCCAATAATACACCTGCCGGAATTTTTGCTCCCGCTTTTTCAAATTCCTCTGGGTTTTTTAAGAATTCTATTACCTCCTGTAATTCTTCTTTTACTTCATCGCAACCGGCAACATTTTCAAACATTGTATCATCACTTTCACTTTCATAATCATTATTATTGCTGTTATAGGCTTCATAATCTTCGTATAAATGACTCGGTTCTAATATTTTATTGCCCGATCTATAATAACGTAATAAAAACAAAAAAACACGTATTAAAAAAATATACCAATATATTCGTAATATATTCGTTATTAAATAACGTCCCCAAGTTAAAATCCAATGAGGTTGGGGATAATATTCTTCTATGAAAAAAGGTCTGGTATTTTCTTTTAATATTTGAATCACTTGTTGATTTATATATTGTAATGTAGGCATGTGATGAATATTTTCTTTAGTCGATTTAATATTAAAATTATTATCTACAAATACTATCATGTTCGATTTTTCATATACTACCACACAATTAATATTATCTATATTTGCTTCAAATTCTAAAAAATTCCAATCATTACCTGTTATGGGACGGTCAAATTCATTTAATTCATTATTTAGATATTGAATACACGGCAGTGTTGGATTCGTAACTGTTTGTCCGGAAAACCAACCATTTGATGATTTAACAATAGTGAATATTAACAGATACAATAAGTACATTATTATTATTATATGATAATGTCTTCGCTTTATATTATAATTTTTATTACAAAATTTAGGGGTGGGGGTAATTATTCTATAATTATAGTATAATATATAATATATGAGTTCGAATTCAGGAACAGGTATTCATCGATTATTACCACAAAATTTTTTTGGTTCAGTTAATGATTTTCTTACAAAAAATAAAACCCTGGATTTTTTTATAAACAGAGGCACTAATGATATTCCATATGGATTTATGGCCATTTCTACTGCTGCGGTAGGCGCATTTACATATGTTACTTATACCGATTATGCGGATGAAATAGCTTCAGGTATATCCGAAACATTGGATTCAATACAATCTACTGAATTGTTTAATTCGTCAACGGACGAAGATAACCCATTTGAACTGAATATTCCCGATATGAATAATCCCGATATGAATAATCCCGATCAAGAACCACAAGATATCATATTCGGAGAAAATTCTAATGTTGATACCAATACTCCAAAAGAAAACGATAACATTATCGAACAGAAAGAAGAAAAAAAAGAAGAATCGAAAGATGAAAAAAAAGAAGATGAAAAGAAAGAAGATGAAAATAAAGAAGAATCGAAAGATGAAAAGGAAAAGAAAAAGGAAGAACCCGGGGAACAGTTTACAATGGGTGGAAAGAAAAAACGTAAAAGTAAAAGAAGAAAGACGTACAAGAAAAAAAAGAAATCACAAAATTGAATTTAATTTATTATATTATTTGTAAGCAAACAATATAATTTAAAAAATGTATGAGACGACAACGAGTTCCGGGTTAAGTGACTTGTTGTTTAAACTATTTAACAAAACACGGTTTGATTTAGTTTATCTATCATTAGGAAGCAAAAAAAACGAAGATAAAGTATCTTTTATATATCCTAAGAGTGGATTAATGATGGACTGTAACGCTGAATACCAAATGGTCCCCAAGTTTATAAGAAAGAAATCAAATAATGATAAGGTTCTAATCATTGTTATCGACGACTTCCATATGTTTGATTTAAAAAATACCAATGTCTCTATATTGGGTAATATAGAGAAACAACATACGAAAATTCAAACCATTCTAGTGGACCATATGATTACATTAGAATCAATTCATAAATATGTGGGTGCTATATTGGAATGTCTATCTTATCACGGAATAGGTAATAGTCAATTTATATTAACAAATTTTATATGTTTTAAACAGCCAAATGTAATACAAACTACATTTGAAAAAAATTTACCGGATATTATACAAAAACTACTCGATTCGACTTATGTCGATTATCAGACCTGCTTTTATCAATGGTATGGTTACGCATATTATACGTATAACTATACATATTGCTATAAACAATACAATGTGCATAGGCTAATGTCTATTCGACAATTGCTAACATTTATGAATAAATCTTTATTCGACTCCTGTTTAGATACTACTAATGAGAATATTGTGACCCTTTATATAAACCAGTTTTATAAAGAATCAGGAAAAAAATGGGAGAAATTTATGGAAAATTCTATATGTTTACACATCTAATGATTTCACTTCCGTTACACATCTTATAAAAAACAGATTTGTCTCATTCTCGTCATTACCAAAACATATATCATCTGGTATATAATTATTATTTTCCTTATAATATGCTAGCAATGTAGGCACTCCACGGACCACACGTTTTTTCTTTAAAAATCCATATAAATCTATACACTCATCTATATCTAAAACTACTCGGGATATCTTTTCATGTTGTAATTTATTTAACCAACTCATAACAACTGGCTCTATTAGCTTACAAGGACGACACCAAGTAGCACCTAACTTGATAATCACAATACCTGGATTGGATGCTAAAAAAACGGATAAATCATTCGGTGTTTTTATGTTTGTAACTATTGGATTACTCATTGTATGATTATATATAATACTTTTTATATCATCTTTTTACGAAACATAATTACCGTCTAAATAAATTTCCTATACAACTAAATATACTTCTCCTTGGTGGGTTTATGTTTGATATATACACACTCATTTCGATGATATTATGGAAACAAGATATAACTTGTTCCTTATTTGAACTTATACGTATAATATTTTCATGTACCGTCACTGAAAATGCGAATTTTAATACTTCACCACAATGATATATATCTATAAAAGGTAACTTTATTTTCAAACTCTTATATAATTCTATTAAAAAATCCATAATAAACGGGACGTTATTCGCATCTATTTTATTTCCATTCATAACTGATATGAAAAACAGTTCGGTATTTAAAAAAAATGATTTCGATTCTAATAATAAACATATTATAGACACTATTTTTTTCGTTATCGAATATTTATCACTATAAATTCTATCTTCGTTTACGATGTTTGAAATATATTCCGAGAGTAATTTAACGTTATTGGATTTTTCATCATCATCACTATCAAAAAAATAATATTTTTGTATCGGTTTTTTTTCGTTTATTCTTAATTCTTGTGTGTTTATATTGGGTATTGATAGGTCTAGTTTCGGTATATATATGTTATTATGTATATCAAATTCGTTTTTATCTGAACAAGGAGAATGTTTTTGATCTACCAATGTTTTATCCATTTGTATACCATTCAGCGATAAAAAAAGGTGGGATACCCCCTCTTTTTATTTGTTTTCTATGTTTTATATCTTTTTATTTGTTTTCTTCTCTTTCTATCTTTTTATTTATTTTCTATGTTTTATATCTTTTTATTTTGAATAACGAATTGCTCTCGATTAGACAGCAAGTTCCTCTACCGTCATCTCGCTGGTATTGGGCTGATAGTGTCCTTCCTTTCCCTCTCCCTCTTCCTCTTCGAAGCAATCGCCAGCACTACACAACTCACGCTTGAGACGGTCCATCTGGTTGTTATACGCAAGATGAACCCACTTGTCCACCATATCCTCTGTCCGCGAAGTAGATGCGAGCAACCTGTTATACTCATTGAAGAGCAGCTGATTGTTCATCCGGAGTTCAGTCATATCCTTACAAAGATGATAGTTTTCATTCTCGATGCTCGCTACGTATTCGACATCAACGAGAGAAGTGTCCGCGTCTGGTGCGAAATGCGCGTCCATAAAGTCCAACTCCTCCTCCGTGAACGGCACAGCCACCTGCTCGACATACTCACCGGCATTGCTTGTTCCGTCGTATGTGCGGCGACTGTTCAGCATAAT